CATCTGGAAGAATTTTTAAAAGACGGGGCGATGTGTCCGTTCCATAAATAAATTAGACGATTATGAAACATACTTTTTACAACGAAAATCATTTACGAGATAAATACAACAGGATAGTAAAGCGAGATTTTTCTACACATGAAGGAGTACAATGTGATAATTGTAAATGTGAGATAATAGGTAAGTCAGGATTTCAAGTGCGTAAAGATACTCTAACAAATCATGATAAAGATATTGCTATTATAGGTGTACTCATTGGGGCTAAAATAAATCCTATGGATATTGATTATTGTCATAACTGTGTAGCAAAATTCAATAACGTAATTAATCGAATGAACAATGGCAAACAATAAGCTAACAGATTTAAACGATCATCTTTTCAAACAAATGGAAAGGCTAAATGATGAAAATTTAACTGAAGAAAAAATGGAACTTGAAATACGTAAAGCAAAAGCAGTTTCACAAATTTCATCGGAAATAATAAAAGGCGCTAAAATAGTACTTGATGCTACAAGGCTTGCAAGCGAAACAGGTACAAAATTTATTCCTCAACAATTCGGACTAAACCAAAATAATAAGTAAATGACCTCAGAAGAAAAATTATTACACAAGATCACGCATTCGATAATCGCTTCACAAGTAGCTTTAACACGTCTTGAAGATCTAAAACACACGCGATTTTACAAGAAAGAGTTAAAAATGAGGCTTAATATGGCTATCAAAGAGCTTATGAAAGCCGAATCTCAGGATTATGATTCTTTTTGGAATGCGTTATTAAAAGAAACACAAGCTGTTACTAAAGTCTACGAAGACTACATCAAAGCAATTTCATCGGTACCAATTTGGGATGCGTCTGAAATGACTGCAGTTATCGAAGCTTTTATACTTGACAGAAAAAGTATCTCAGGAATCGCTAAAAAAGTACTTAAAAACAACGGAGTAGAAGTTAAAGTTAAAAATGAGTGATATGAAACACCAATCATTATTTTCGGGAATTGGCGGATTTGAAATTGCTGCAGAATGGATGGGTTGGGAAAATATATCACATACCGAAATAAATGAATTTGGCAGAAAAGTATTGAATCACCATTATCCAAACGCAAAATCACATGGAGACATCACAACAACAGATTACACTATTTACAGAGGAAGAGTTGATATTGTTACAGGGGGATTCCCTTGTCAACCATACAGCGTTGCTGGAAAACGAAAAGGCAAAGATGACGAACGCCATTTATGGCCAGAAATGCTTAGAGCAATTCGACAGATTGCCCCTCGTTGGGTTGTGGGCGAAAACGTACGCGGCATTATTAATTGGGATGCCGGGGTGGTATTCAACGAGGTGCAGGCTGACCTGGAAGCTGAAGGGTACGAAATACTCCCGTTTCTACTTCCAGCTGCAAGTGTCAACGCTCCCCACGAACGATACAGAACATGGTTTGTTGCTTACTCCCACGACAAGGGAAACAGTTCAGGACTTAGACCAGTTCCAAAAGAGAATGGAGAAATACCCGAACGGAACCAAGATGCCGAATTTAGCAACACAGGTGATGGGGTTGTTACCGACACCAATAAAATCAAATGCAGAGGGTGGAGGACAGAAAGTGACCGGCAAAAGAGTGATAAGGAAAACGGGGAGGTCATACAGTTCAGGGCTAAGAGATTTGGCATACAGCAATCTTCTGCCAACTCCCACAGTGAACGACAGCAAGAATGCAACGATGCCGGACAGCCAAGCGGAGCGCGCAGACAACCTCACAAAGCGATTTCACCACTTGAAAACTTCAGAAACTTCCCAACTCAATCCCCGGTTTGTAATGGAGATGATGGGTTTTCCACCAGAGCATTGCGACAACGCATTCGAGAAGATAGCATGGGAATTATATCTGAAGAAGAAATCGACAAAATCCTTTCAACAGCGTATAACCAATGGCGCAATGAAACAATCAAAGCCGGAGGTAACGCAGTAGTTCCGCCGCTTGTGCTGCAAATTTTTAAAGCAATAGAGTTGTATGAACTATCCTAAATGCGCCCCTATTGTTTTCAGGCACTTTGGTATGCGCCTCATAGAGCGTTACGGCCTTTACATAACCTTCGAGCATTACTTAACTATTTCAGGATGGCGATTAAAAAACGCCACGCCTGTAAAAACGGAGTTAGAAGGTTACCTTACAATTCAAGGTGTTCGAGTAAGGGTAATTAAAAACAAAAAAAACCATAGACTATTATTAACGGCATTGCCACAAAAAAAGTTATCATGATAAATTTATTCAATACGCAGATAGAAAGCATATCTGTACACCGCGTAGGTAATAAAAGCAGGGGGGAAGATATATTCTTATCAAAGAAGCCATACAAGCTAAACGATGAGATAACCCCGCTGCTTAAAGAATATTTTTTTAAGCCTTTCAGGGAGATTGAAGAGCAGTATTATAAATTCAGTCATGATGTAGATATGGCTTTTCATTACTTAGATGGAATAGTAAATCAGGCCTTCAGGTGTTCTAAATTGTTTGACTTTCACGATGGTTCAGCTGAGATAGAATTTCATGAATTTTCTAAGCTTGTTGCAAAACACTTGAATGATCAGTCAAATCACCCGCACATCAAAGCCGGGGAAGTGTCAGTACTTTACCTTAAAAATGTAGTTATCGATAATCACGTTGTAGATGCCATCGGCATTTTCAAAAGTGAGGTGAAGTCAGACTTTATCCAGTTCGAGCAAAAAGATGATTACCTGGATGTGGTGCTGCAGCATGGAGCTAACCTAAGTAAGCTCGACAAAGGCTGCATAATCTTCAATTACAAAGCAGAGGAAGGCTACAAAATACTATCAGTAGACACTAACCGCTACGATGCCCGCTACTGGCTTGACCACTTCTTAAGCGTTGAGATGTTTGATGATGAGAACTACAAAACAAAGAACTACCTGAAATTTGTTCAGGGCTTTGCAAAGGATGTGATACTGCCAGCAGAAGATAAAAAAGAGCAGATCATGTTTGAGAACCGGGCGCTTCACTTCTTTGCTAAAAATGATGAGTTTGTAGAAAGCGACTTTATCAAAGAGGTAATTGATAACCCCGACCTGATACCGGAGTTTAAAACCTACAAGGATGATAAAGGAGGCCGTTACAGCATAGAAGATGCGTCTAACTTCAATATATCAAACACCGCGGTAACCGATGCCCGTAAGAAGTTTAAGCGAACCATTGAGCTTGATACTGACATGAGTATCAAAGTTGACATCATAAACCCTGAAACGGCCGAAAAGTTCCTTGAAAAAGGATGGGATGAAGAAAAGCAGATGTATTACTACCTGGTGTATTTTAATAAAGAAACGAATTAAAACCCAAACAAAACCCAAGCCTTAACCCAAAATAAAGGCTTGGGTTTTTTGTTTTACGTTGTGTGCATTTAAAATAAAAATTGCTACAATGCACTAAATAACATATATTTGTAGTAAGTATTCGCGCTAACTGGCGCATCAAGATTTGACCTTCGGGAACACCGATAGGCTTTGAGTTTAACTAAAGAAATTCAACAATTAATTTGCAAGGCAGAAATTCAGAAAGGCAACCATGTTGCTGAGAATTTCAATTACTTTTTTGCAGGGGAACTTGATGTTATCTCTGTGAATAAATCCGGATATGTTGTAGAGCTCGAGGTAAAGATAAGCCGGGCAGACTTTAAGGCCGATGCTAAAAAAAAGAAATGGCAGTGGTACAACGATAACCTATACTTTGGTAAATCACATTGCCCTAACTACTTCATATACGTATGCCCGGACAACCTAATCAAAGAAGATGAGATTAAAGACTACCAGGGCTTAATATACGTAAAGGACGGCGAACTAACCGTTATCAAAAAGCCAAAGCTAATCCACAGGCATAAGCACGACATTGTTAAGCTACTAACCAAGATGCTAACGGTAAATAACTGGAAGGCATACTTCGGCGCTCAAAGACTCACCATCCTAAACCGTGAAGCAGTTGCCAGTAATGACGGTGAGGCAAAGCAAAAACTAACTGAAGTATTCAACAATTTAAATAACAAACGCGATAAGTATTGCTTTCAGCCATGCCCTAACGGTGTGGCCTGTGAGTGTATGCGCGGATAACCTACGATATGGAACTAACTCCAAAACAAGAAAGCTACTGCCAAAACTACATTATATGCGGTAATCAAAGTGCGGCCTATCGAATAGCATTTGATGCCGAAGACATGAACGTTAATACGATCTACGTAGAAGCTTGTAAGCTACACGGTAACCCTAAGATTACCCAAAGGATAAAAGAGCTACAGGCCGAAGCCTATGAGCGTAATAAGATTACTATTGATGAGATTGTTCAAACTCTTGCCGGTATGATACGCTTTGATATCGCAGACTTGTATGACGATAACGGTGCATTACGTCCCTTAAAGCAAATTCCATTAGCTGCAAGGCAAATGATTAGCCACCTCGATGTAGACGAGCTCTTTGATTATTTCGATGGGGATAAAATATTCAAGGGCTACTCTAAAAAAATACGCACAATCGATAAGCTGGCCGCTGTTGAAAAGCTTATGAAGCATTTAGGCGGCTATGAAAAAGACAATAAGCAAAAGCCGAGTGCAATTGTGATGCTTAACCTGGGTGATGGCAACCCTGAAATAGATTGATTTTGTAGGAAAGGTATCGGACAATAGCCGATTTGTGTAAGAAAAGATATGAAACTACTTAAAAAGCAGCAGAACGCAATATACTACCTCAAAGATAATCTTACAGAAGAAGTTCTGTATGGAGGTGCAGCCGGGGGCGGTAAATCAGCCCTCGGCTGTTTGTGGTTAATTGAACAATGCCAAAAATATCCCGGCACAAGGTGGTTGATGGGCAGGTCAAAACTAAAGACTTTAAAAGAAACTACACTTAATACATTCTTTGAGTTGTGTTCCGACCTTAAGCTTGGAAGTCAGTTTACTTACAACGGCCAGGCTGAAGTAATCAGGTGGTACAATGGCAGCGAGATACTTCTAAAGGATTTATTTTTTTATCCATCTGACCCAAATTTTGACCGGCTTGGCTCTTTGGAGATTACCGGCGCTTTCATAGACGAGTGTAACCAGGTGGCTTACTTCGCTTGGCAGATAGTTAAAAGCCGCATCAGGTACAAGCTTTCCCAATATGACCTATTGCCAAAGATGCTCGGAAGCTGTAACCCCGCTAAGAATTGGGTGTACAAAGAGTTTTATAAACCGAGCCGCGAAGGCTTGCTTGGCACCTACGATGAAGATAATAAATCTTACGAGATAAGGCGCTTTATCCAAGCCTTACCAACTGATAATCCACACTTGCACACGTCTTACCTGCAATCGTTGCTAAGGCTTGATAGAAATAGCCGGGAGCGCCTTTACTATGGCAACTGGGAATATGATGACGACCCGGCCACGCTAATCGATAACGACAGTATAAGTGATTACTTCACTCCGGAACACCTGAAGCCTGAAGGCTTAAAATACATGACCATCGATGTAGCCCGTAAAGGAAAGGATAAAACGGTATTTCGTATTTGGCATGGCTGGGTTTGCATTGCCAGGGCTTCTATTGCGAAGAGCGGCATTGATGAAGTTGTAAAGCAGGCAAAGCAGTTGCAGATAAAGCACAATATAGCCTTAAGCAATGTTATAGCTGATGAGGATGGTGTAGGTGGCGGTGTTGTTGACTTCCTGCGATGCAAAGGCTTTGTGAATAACAGTAGCCCGTTAGAAGTCAAAGAGGGTGGCTCATACGTTAAGCCCAACTTTGATAATTTAAAAAGCCAATGCAGCATAAAGATGGCCGAGATGATTACCAACCGTATGGCCGGGGAGGTTTGCGATGATAATAAAGTGCGTGAAATAACCTCTGAAGAAATGGAGCAGGTCAAAACCAAAGATATTGATAAGGACGGAAGGCAGGGCATAGTACCTAAAGACCGTGTAAAAGAATTGCTGGGGCGTTCTCCCGATGAATGGGATAGCATTATGATGCGCTACTGGTTTGCCCTTAGAAAAGACTTTACAGCTAAAGTAAGAGTAGGATGAACGATATAACCGTAAGGCAATTTTTTGATAACCCAACCATCAGCCATGCATCGGTATTAACTGCCATGGATGCAAAGGATGGTTTTTGTGGCCGGTCGTTCAATATCAATGCCATGCCGTGGGCAAACATGAAGTATTGTTTGCGCCTGCTGCAAAAAGATGGTATTGATGTAGTAGAAAGCCTATTTGAAATATGCTACGACGTTGCGGGGGATGAGTTTTGGAATGCCTCAGCCTTTGAGTTCTTTGGTGCTAAGGCCTACATATTTGAGCAGTTCAAAAAAACAGTAGAAAATGAAGCTAAGCAGCTTAGCGGCCGGGGGCAGGATGACCACCTTTGGCACATGGCCGGTGCCGACCGCTTAAAGCCATTTAATGACCTGCTGCCCTTAATGGCATTAGGAAAACAGTTTGGAATGTACCCACCTGACATAGGACGTAAGCCATACGGTGAAGTGCTGAACATGCTCGTAGCGCTTAAGATACAGGGTGAAGTGGAAAGTGATTTTGTAAAACTAAAAAAATAACAATGAGATGAGAGATATAGTACGCATACTGCACGATGCTGCAACCGCTAAGGAAATGGAATATCACTACGGCAGTAAAGCCGCAATCAATCTTTTAGACCCTGAGACAGGTTTGTTAACTAATGAAAAGATTTATCTACTCCACGAGTTTACTAACCGAAAGAGCGAATACAACACCTCCGGCACCCGTATAACCGCCATAAACTATGAAGGTAAATTCTTTTTAGTAAAGCATTCAGATTACGACCAAGTAAAATATAGCACGGCGGCAGATAGTACATCCAAGTATACACAAAACATCGAACCGCTGTTAACCGTATTTGGCGAACTAAGCAATTATTTATCGTGTGCCGGCATAGAGATAACCCAGTGGGATAACATGGATGTTACCGATGCGCTGGATGCTAATATGGATGGGCTATTGTGTAGCTACAAGATAAAAGTAAATGCCACGTGGGAGCCGGTAGATAATGGCGGGGGAACCGACCCGGACAATTCATGCGATTCGGTTGAAAATTTCACCGGATTTACTACAGGCCCAGGAACAAACAATACCACTCTTTTCACATTTACAGGCGGTAACCTGTTAGGGGAAACAGTTGTTAATGGACTTGGTATTACTGTTGTGTTGCCTGAAGGCGTGAATACGCTGTCGTTTGGACTTGGGGTAGGCGTGTATACAGTAATATGGCAAAAGCGTTGTGACGGCCAGCTGGTAGGTTTTGAAAATGAGCAGGAATATGAGGTTGTAAATTCAGGTACCAATACAAAAAGGCTTACCGTTAAAGAGCCTTTCGATGAAAACAATGTGCAATTTCCTGTAAGCGTGGCTATAGTTACCCCAAGCAGTTCAACATTTGATACGGTTGTTGATAGTGGTATCATAGCCAATGATGAAAATGAGTTTGTTACGATATGGAACGACTTAAACGGGGCGCTTGGAACGATTTCAAACCCTGTGTTTAGGATATTCCCATCGATAAGGTACTGGGAATACACTATCACTATGAATGATTATCAACTTCAACCTACAGCAATGTGGTGTTTTTTACCGTAACCCATGACAACACAGGACATCTTACAGGAAGAGTTTGACACCCTAAAGACTGAGCTTATCGCGGCCTACGATGCTAAAGGCATGCGCACCACTGGTAAGTGGGCTGATGGCCTTGAGGTCGAAGTGTCGGAAAACAAAGCTGTGATAATGGGGCTGCCATACTCCCAACAGTTGGAAAGCGGACGGGTACCAGGTAAGCAACCGCCCAGCGAGGCCATTAAGCAATGGATTATTGATAAAGGCATTGCCAACCAGATACAGGGTAAAATATCCATCAGCAGCCTTGCATACCTCATTGCCCGTAAGATTGCCCGGCAGGGATGGAAGCGTGAGCAGCATGGCGGTGTTGACTTGATAAATGAAGTCGTAACCCCTGAGCGTATACAAAAGATTATTGACCGTGTTAGTGATATCTACATTGTCAACTTTAGCAATGAAATTATAGATTACTTAAAACAAGCAGCATGATACTATTTACAACCGGCATAAATCAAACAAGGCTACGCGCCGCGTACAACAATGATGTGCTTAAATTCTATAGCGATAGTAATGAGCTGGCAAAGTATTGCGATGTAACAATGATAGGCTTATCTATTCGACTTTACCCGGCACCCGATGGAAGCTTTTATATAAATCTTAAACCATTTGTTACGGCGCTAATAAACACAAAAAACTTTATTGATGGTGTAGTTCCCAATCTTGATATAACGGACCAGGAGTCTTTTGTATACAATGGTACAGATGGCATTTACTATAGCAGCGACGTAGATTTTACCATCGCTTTAGCGGATGACACTACCGATGAAGCAAGCTACTCATTAGCGTGGATTGCGGGCATGCAGCAGATAGGGAGTTATGTGGAGATTGACCGCGCTAACATCTTTATATTAACGCCGCTGCAAAAGCTTACAGCCAATAAAAATTATGTAAAGTATTGGGAAGGCTACCCGTTTGATATATCCGTATACACGCCTGAAGATAATATTTTCATGTACAATTACACCAACCTGATGGAAGGGGCTTTCAGTTCAAAGGGTATTATCAACCGGATATACTTCAGCGATGGCCGTACCGATGAAACTATTGAAGAGTTCCTGCCATTGGCTATTGGGCAAAATGAAATAAGGATAAAGCATTTTGAAGCTGATGGCGATGATGATAAGTTTCTTACCATCGACAAAGCAGACTTTACATGTGGGGTGTATTTCAAATTCCTTAACCAGTATGGCGGCTACAGCTATTGGTTATTTGACAAGGTGCATGCCATAGACCGAACCAGTAAAAGCATTGGTGAACTTGAAAGCGATTATATAAATGTAGATGAAGCATTTGGGCGCTCGCTTAATATCGGAATGAATAGCTATGAAACTATTAAGGTGCTGGCCGAAGCGCTTACCCCTGAGCAGCGCGATATAGTTGTGCAGTTGACAGAAAGCCCAAAGATATACCTGTTCACTGGCTCACCTAAAGGAAGGAACGGTTTACACGACTGGCAGGAGGTTACCTTAAAAACAACCAGCGCCCGCGTTAAAAACTATAAGAACGAACTCACCAGCATTGCATTAGATTTTGATTTACCAATGAGAGATACGCAAATATTATGATACTATACTTAAATGACCAGCAGGTAGAGCAAAATGCGGATACTGTTATTGCCCAAACCAAACAGGTTAATGATTTGGCTACGTTGAGTAACCGAAATAATAATTTTACCAATCTTATTAAGCTACCAAAAACATCTGCTAATAAGAAAATATTTCAGTTCATGGGCGAAACAGGAAGTACCTCAATGTTGCCCTATGAAAAAGTAAAGGTTAGCCTCTATGCGGATAGTGGCGAATGTTTTGTATATAAAGGATGGGCGCTCGCTTCAGATGAAGGCGATTACTTTGAAGTTTCGATTATAGATGGAATTAAAGATTTTTTCAAGGAGATTGAAAACAAAGCCCTTTCTGATTTAGTACTTACTGACCTGGTGCATACTAAAGATGTGCCCACTGTTATTGCCAGCTGGAACGATGACACATTACCATACCGTTACATACTGGCAGACTATAATGGTAACACCGGTAATACTAACCCGATACCGGGCGGCGGGCTTCCACAGGTTAATATTGATTACCTGGTGCCATCGGTAAATGTAAAATGGCTATGGGATAAGATAATGGAAACCTTCCATGTAAACTACAGCGGGGCCGTATTTCAAATGTTCAATTTTAAAAACCTTTGGTTAACGTTCCCTAAGGGTTTAGGCTCTACAGGGGAAAACGACCACGACATTTTTAAAAGCGATAACTATAGCTTCTCTCCAGTACCTGGAAGTGGCACGCTTGGTTACCTTGCAGCTGTATCAAATAGTAGTACGGTTAATGAACTGGAATCAATACCTGAAGGTAAATACATGAAGGTTGCTGAGACAGCTACATATAGGCTTGAGATTAAAGCGACATTGTACGGCAGGTTTTTAGAAACTATAGTCCCGGCAAAGATATGGGTTTGTAAAAATGCAGAAAGCAACCCGCAAAACGCAACCTTAAACCCAGTGCTAACGCAGGGCAATAACCCCATATTTGGCACAACCGCTGATGCAATTCCGCACGGGGTTGAGACTGAACTTATAAGCGACCCTTTTCAATTAAATGAACATGAAAGCATATTGATAGCCATTAATGGCAATGGGGCTTCCTTTGGCTTGTACCCATCCGATGATAATGAGCTTGATGTGCGCCTGGTTAGAGTTGATGCCAATGTTATAAACTTCGGCGCGGCCTTTACCGATTTCGGTATTAAGGAATTTGTAAACGAAATAATACAAAGGTTTGGGTTAACCCTATTCAAAGATAAGTACAGCAACAATTATGAGTTTCTTACCCTGCGCGAAGTGCTGCAAAACTCAGAAGTATACAACTGGTCCGATAAGTACCATGGTGATAAACGAGAAAGCTACAGCTTTGGCACCTACGCCCAACGCAACTTCCTGCGCTATGCCTACAACGATAAGGAAGCAAGCCATAACGATGCGTTTATAGCGGTAAGCAATGTTAATCTGTCCGATAGCAAGGATGTAATAAAAAGCAAGATATACAGCCCTGAAAAATATCCATCAGTTTACCTTGGCGCGAACACTAATATCTATAAGCTTTGGGATAAAGAGCCAAAAGAAGATGGCACCATAAATTACAAGGCACTGGATAAGCGGTATTACTTTCTGCGCGCTAATGCTGAAACGAACGACATCGAAGTCCGCAGTGAGGATATGAACATCACTACACCGGCATCAAGCTATTACCGTGAAAGCTTTTACAAATTATCCTTCACTGACATAAAGGCCGATTACTACGACCCGTTGCAAAGGATCCTTGACCGTACGCAAATCGTGCGCGCTAAGTTTTGGTTAAAGGATACTGATATTGTAAACATCGACTTTAAAAAGCTGGTGTATGTAGAGCAGCTTTCAAATTATTACCTGATAAACAAGATTGAAAACTACATACCCGGCAGGGCCACAACGGTAGAGCTGGTACGTGTAATGTACTCCGATGCGCCACAAACGGCCATGACCTTGAACATAACCCAAATCAGTAAGCTTGCCGGGGAAGGCGGTCAAACTCTTGTTGTAATGCCATTCTTATCAAGCTATACCACCGCCACCCTGATTGTAGAACGTTCGTTGGATAATATCACATGGTCCAGTGTAGAATCCGTTTTTGCATTTAATGGCGTGTTTTGCCAGGTAAGTGATTATGTAGGCACCGGCCTCAACTATTTCCGTATTCAGGATATAGATAACTCTGTAATTTCAAACACTCCATCCATCATACTATGATAACAGATATAAAAAACGGCAGACCTTTCATTGATTTAGGTTTTGGCATACTGGCCTCCACCATACCTGCGGGGCAAAGTATAACGGCGTGGCTGCAGGATGCTTATGATGATGGCTACACCGCGGGCATTACTTGCCCCGGCGCATCGAGTGAAAGCATATCAATGTATGAGCACCGGCTTACGTATAGCGCACCAGGCATCTATGAAGTATATGTAACGGTTTATGATAAAGACAAAACAAGTAACGTGGTAAGCAACACCATAGTAATAACAGTAGAGTAATGGCAGGAGAAAGAATAAATTTAGCAACGCTGGAACTGGATGTACAGCAGCTTATAAAAAATGCCCAGGATTCTAAAGCCAGTATACTGGAGTTGAAAAATGAGCAGAAGGAACTTGCAAAGCAGGGCCAGCAATCATCCGCTCAATTCATTAGGAACGAAGTTGAGATAAAAAATCTATCTGTTGCTTACAAGGCGCAAACTACAGCCATACAGGCGCAGGTAAGCGAGGGCGGCCGCCTGCAAAGTTCTCAGATGGCTATAGCTGAAGCTACCACAAGGCTTAACCAAACCGAAAATGAGTACAGGGCAAACAATACATTGCTACTTAAGCTACGCAAAGACCTTAAGATAACTGATGTAGATTACCAAAAAAACCTAACTGCAATAAATTCAAAACTCGATGAGAATAACGAGTTTATTAAAGAAAATGTTTCTGGTCACGAAAAGCAAAAAATAGGGATTGGCGGCTACAGCACCGGCATAAAGGATGCCTTGCAGCAAACAGGTTTATTTAACGGCGCATTGGGTGCGTATAGCCAACAGTTAAGCGGTGCATCAGCAGTTACTAAGCTGTTTGAACCTGTACTAAACTCAATGAAGGAACGGTATTTAGAATCTATTGCCGTAATAAAAGCTGCTACTGCTGCAAAAGAAGTGGATGTAGCTGTTACTGAAGCTGAGACCGTAGCGGCACAGGCTAATGCAGCGGCAACCACCGCCAGCACTGTAGCAACTGAAGAGCTTGCAGCAATAACCGCAGTAGTAGCTACTGAAGAAGCTATACTGACGGGCGAAACGGCAGCGCTCGCAGGTGTTCAGGTAGCGCAGGCGGGCGCATCAGTAACGGCGGCGGGTGCTACAAATATTTGGTCAGCAGCATTAGCAATACTTCAACTCACTTTAGATGCATTGGGTATTGGCCTTATTATAGCATTCATGGTTTTATTAATTGCCGCATTCAGGAACTTTACCCCGTTAATTGATAAAGTAGAGCAGGGCATGGCAGCAGTGGGGGCTGTGTTCAAAGTAGTGCTAAACGCCGTCATTGCCTTGGTTACCGGGGCAAAATCTTTAGGTAGTATATTTTCAGGGCTGGGGGATGATATGGACAAAGCAGCAGAGCAAGCTATCAATCTTAAAAAAGCACAGCAGGATTTAGAAGACCAGATGAAGTTGCAGGAAATCGCCACCGCCCGCGCACGTGCTGAAATAAATAGGCTGAACATTCAGGCTAAAGACCGTACCAAAACAGAAGAGGAGCGTATCGCATTGCTTAAAAAAGCCCAGCAGGCTGAAGAAGATGACTACAAAGCCCAAATCAGTAAGCTTGCCGGGGAAGGCGGTCAAACTCTTGTTGTAATGCCATTCTTATCAAGCTATACCACCGCCACCCTGATTGTAGAACGTTCGTTGGATAATATCACATGGTCCAG